TTTCTTCCGTCGAAAAACGGCGCGCTGCGAGTAACTCGGCATCCTCCGGCGAAATCGTCAGGGGCGAAAATTTCAGCCCGTGCGACATGACCAAAACTTCGCCAGCGTTGCGCACGCCGCGCCAGCCTTCGGCGATTTGCGAGCGAAGTTGTGCGCCCTGTTCCGGCGACAGCCCTTGATCTGTCGTANCCACGCCCGAAGGCGTTGCGCGATTATCATACAGCGTTTCCGAGAAGGCACCCATGGTCAGACCTAAACGGATCGCACCTGCGCACCGGGACAACCGCGAACGGCCGACAAGCCCGTCATCGGAACGGTCACGCAAATGAATGACTTCTGAATCGAGCAACCGGCGCATTTGCCCGGTTCCGCCGTACAGAGAATTTACGTCTGACACATCGTAAACCAGCCGACCGGACGCCAGCAGGCGAACGGTAACATTTTGCCATGGATGTGGGCGAAGTTCGACAACGCGTCCGCTACGGTCGGCGATGATTTGCGCAAGTCCGTTGCCGTGCAACAGAGCGCTTGCTACAAACCATTCCAGAAATTCCGGCNATGATTGGTGCTGATTGACGCCATTGCGGATAAGACGCGAAACCGCGTGGCCTTTGTCAACTTCGCGGCCTGCGTCTCTTTGAAAGAAAACATAAGCCGGTAACGAGCCGATCGCCTGAGCTATCGCAGAAACGCAGGCCGTCACAGTAGCGAAATTCTCTGCAAGGCGCGGCGTCAATGCGACGGGATTGCCGCCCTTAACCGCTGTCCAATCGGCGGCGCCACCCACGAGCGCCTGCCAAGATGGATCGCCTGACCGTTTTTCTGTGAGCGGTTCAAAGTGATCGGCTATGCGACGCAATACTCCCATCAAACAGTTTCCAAGAAGCGGGCAAGGTGGTCGAGGCGCGGTGCATGGGCGCGCGGTTTCAAGACTGCCCGCCGCGCCTCGACCGAAGTTTCAGCGTAAGCGGGCCACGCTGAAACAACTGAAATTTCAAAAAGTTGTGCGCGGTTCACGACACGCACGTCGCCGTCGCGGCTTTCGTCCTCAACAACAAATCCAATCGACGCACCGCCAAGATCGCCGCGTTCGGCAAGCGCCAGCGCGTCACGCCCGGCACTGGTATCGGGTACGGATAATTCGAACGCCAGACCGTCTTCACGGTCATCAAGCACAAGCGTGCCAGACCGGGTGCGCCCCAGCACGCGCGAAGTGTCGTGATCGAGAAGCGCGAGAATATCCCCACGCTTCTCGATACTTTCCGCGAAAGCACGCATGGCAACACGCTCGCGGAAACCGCCTATGTCCGCAATAACGCCATAGCGCGCGGCATAGCCGACCAACCGCCTGCCGCCGTCGCGCGNTTCGGCGCGGATTTCAGTTGCAAATCGTTTTTCAAGCGTGATCGTCATGGCGGCGCACTCGCTTTGGTTTAGGCGGCGGGGAAGTCTGTCGCCGCGGCAAAACTTTCGAGATGGCGCGTTGCCGGTCAATCGCCTTGTCGGTTTTTTCAAGATCAGCACGAAGTTCAGCAAATTGTTTTGCCTGGTCATCGGATAAATCGCCGCCCTCGCCGGCAGGCGCGTCATTTAAGGCACGCATTTTGCCAACAAGAGCGGCGCGTTTTTCCATCAGCTCTCTGAGCGTCATGGCATTTCTCCATCTATGGGACGGCCGGCGTTTCACAACGCGGGTAAAACCGTCAGGCTACGTTATTTCCTCCAGCCGATCTCTAATATCGGCAATGATCTTTCCCGCCTCTAGCGTGACAACAGCAAAACTACGCGACAGAAAAAATTCTTTACGTTCGTTGATTTCATTAACAGGACAAATGATTGTCCTGTGTAGCACCGCGCTGCCTCGCCGATATTGGCCAGGCAGGATTGGAACAATAAAACCCCAGACAATTTCGTCGTCGCCGAAAAATTCCGACGGCTGATCTCGTTCAAGGGCGGCCTTCATTGCATCAATATAAAAATATCCAACCGGCCGACCTTTGCTTTCATTGAGCAAAATTGACTCGCCGACATTGACGATGCGCTGCTCAACAAAGCGGCCAACATCAAGTTGCGACAGCCGTTCTTCTTTCGGTCGATTTTTGTTTTGCGCTTCGAGGATTAAGGCGACTGCGCACATGGCCAACGGCGACAGCAGAATTTCGTTTCGCTTCGCGCTTTTGTCATAGTTTGGGTCATCGCGATAGCTGAACGGCTGTGCAACCCGCCTGTTCATTTCTCGCAGCTTGTCAGGCGTTACGTCGCCGCCGAAAAACTTGACGACTTCCGCCGTTCCATATTTTCCACGAAGCAATTCGTGCATGAGGGCATCTCCTATTGCCCCAAGCTTTCACCCTGTTCGCAGCCGGTGTCAATCACACCGGTGTGATTTGTTACGCCTGCCATTTGAATGGCGCTAAACGAGCCTCAAGTTGGCGTTCCAGCCCCGCGCCAGCGGTCCATTCGGTGCGCAATTCGCCCAAATCGCTGTGTTGGTCGGCTTCCGACCGGATCGTGACATCGTCGCGGCTTTCGCGCGCGTGTATAATCTGCGCCATGCTGGCGACAGCGTCGGCGATATCGACAGGCAGGCTGGGGCCGGTCAGCGCTGACGACGCCGCGACCTGCGCCGGTGTTAAATATCCGCCAAAATATTCGACGCTGACGGTAACGCCCGCTTGGAATGCCGCACCGCACTTAAACACAAGCCCGGCACCACCGCGGACCTCATATTCGCTCGTCGCCAATGTCGTGAATGAACCGCCTTGATCGACTTTTACGGCGATGATTTTTGCTGGCGTTCGCGAGAGCCTTAACGATTGCAAAGTTATCGCTTTGGTGTAGGTATCGACGTATTCATTCCGAGCAACCGAGCGCGAAACAGATTGATCCTCCGCCAGCGGAAAATTCAGAATCCGCAGAATATGCGCTTCTGATTTCTGGCGCAAAACCTCCAATTCAGGATCGGTAAGCGCCGAAAGCGCATCAATCGTTTTTAGCGTGTCGATTGTCACAAGGTCTGCAACTTCGGCGGGATCCGCAACAACTGTGATATCGGGTTCGTTCATTTTGGTTTCTCCTAACTAGCAACAGAAAAAATAAGTGGAACGCCGCCCGCAGCATCATCTGAAATGGCGACGGAGTAGGCCATCAAAACGGCAATGGCGGCGTCAATTTTCGACTCGGCGTTTTCCTTTCGCGGGAAAACATTGTCGGCGGCGTCAGGTTTTGCTGTTACATTGCCGAACATCCAGGCAAGCGCCGGATCGCCACCATGAACGATTTTGCCGTCATCAATTGCGGCGGCAAGCGTTTTCATTCCTTCCGAGAAATTCTTTGTTGACTGACGAAATTCCAGAACTGGCGCGCCTTCGGCCTGCAGGCGGGTTATTAGTGCGGTTGCATTCCATGGATCGAAAGCCAGTTTTGAGACCGAAAACCGCCGCATTAGTTCGCGGATGTCATCACCGATGCGGTCATGGTCGATCATAGCGCCGTCNGTGAGGGTCAGATTTCCATTCGACACCCACGCGCGATATCGGGCGCCATTAGGGCCGCGCAACGCATCTTCCGGCAGATAATATTTCGCCGCTATAGCGTGCGTTCCGTCCGGTCGCGGAAACACTGCACCAATGGCGGCAAGGTCATTTTTCGACGCTAAGTCGAGGCCGAGATAAACCGGCTCGCCTTCGAGGCTTTCGAGCGAAAAATCCGTACTCGCGCATTTGCGGTAGTTCTCCATATTGAAAAACGCAGAGCGCGATCCCACCCAGCGGTTCAAGTGCTTAATCTGGAAAACACCTTGCCGGCGGGCGTTCGCCAGCGCGTCCGCACGCTCCTGTTGCAGAAATTCCGCCGAAACGGATATTCCAAAATTTGGGTTGGCTTTGACGAGTACGTTTTCAGCCGTCCAATCATCGTCGTCGTCAAGACCGTAAAGAGCGGCNAATAAAGCGTCGTCGCGCTCATTCCCCTCGAGGACGCGCCGGGCGTCCAGCATCGCCTGATAACAGGGACCGCCAACATTATCCCCGGCAGTCGTAATCATCAGCAAAAGCGGTTCGTCGCGCTCGCCTTGACCGGTTCGCATGGTTTCGACCAGCTGATCGGTTTCGTGTTCGTGGTATTCATCAATGATTGCACAGGACGGCGAGGCGCCGTCACCGGGCTTGCCGATTAGCGGCTCAAAGCGCGACCCGTTTTCAATGCTGACAATGGACTTTGCGTTCACTTCAAGGCTAAAACGCTCCGCCATGCGCGGGGTTTTCAAAGCCATAAGCCGCGCGGGGCGGAATACTTCTAATGCCTGTTTTTCGCTAGTGGCGCCGCTGTAAACTTCCGCGCCATGTTCGCCGTCCGCAGCGAGCATGTACAAACCGATGGCGGCCGCCAGTTGCGACTTTCCGTTTTTGCGCGGCACCAAAATCAATGCGCGTCGGTAGCGGCGCTTCCCGGTCGCCTTTGAAATCCAACCGAAAAGACTGGCGATGATCCACACCTGCCAAGGCTGCAGTTTCATGCGCTCGCGCCGGGCAGCCCATGCGCCCTTAACGTGGGGTAGTGATTCTATAAACGCGCAGGCGCGCCATGCCCGCTGGTCATCGAAATGGAAAGGAAAATCATCGTCCGCTTGGCGCGCGAGATCGTCCAGCGTCGCCTGCGCGGCGAGGCGCAACCATTTGCAAGCTGGAATGTCACCGCCGGCAACAGCTTGCGCGTACGTTTCGGCGACTTCGGAATATGCCGCAAAATTGATGCTCATGCAGCGCCTCCAGGCGCGCCGAGAATATCCCAAATGTCGGTTTGGTCTTTTTCTTTCGGCGCAGCGACACGGCTCCGGTCTGCCGCTGTCATTCCAAATCGCGCGAGCAAGGCGAGCATGTCGCGGCGATCCGCACTTGTGAAGCGTTCGCCGTCCGGCGTCATGCTTGCGCGGTAACGCACCATCAAATCGGCAAGCATTTCGACGGCCAGCCNGTCGGCTTTGGTCAACACGCCTTCCGGCGCCATGTCTTTAACCTCGCGCCACGCTGNGCAGCGCGCATCGTCGAAGTNCGATGGCGGTTCGCCCAAGTCACCATTGACGGTAGGTTCCTCCCGGCGACGCTGCGGGTTCTTATCGAACGCACCGCGAAGTTCGAGAATGTTTGAAGGGGTTCTAGGTCTAGCCATTAATCCGTACACCCCTCAGAAGATAAATTTTGTGGAAACAAGAGTTTGTCTCCCTAACGCGGTACATCCCCCAGCGCCGAGAGATTTTTTCGGATTGCCGAAGCCGCCATCCTGCGCAGCCGTCTTCCGCGAATGGCAAGAAACGCAAAACGGCTGCAGGTTTTCCCATTTGTTCGACCCGCCATCGCGCAACGGGATGCGATGATCAACGTGACTGGCACACGCGCCGCACGCATCACAAAGCGGGTGCGCTTTAAGGAAAGCCGCGCGAATACGCCGCCATTTAGCATCATAGCCGCGCTTTGCTGGACTGGGCCTCTTATCAGCATCGGCCTTGCCGAACTTAGGCGCGGATGCTTTCGGCGGGCGAAACTTCGGAATACGCGCTGTCATCGCACGCCCCTTGCTGCACGACACAGCGGATTGTCGAGCAACATCGACGATGGACGCGCGCTTTCGTCGCTCGGCTCACTGATTTCCAGTTTCTCAACGGGCGCTGCCTCGCCTTTGCGCGCTATCGCCAAGTCGATTTCAGCGTCAGCATCGGTCGCAGGGCCGACCCTGACGGGCCTTTCGGGCCGCAAAGCATTCCCAAGGCATTGAGCTAGGTCTGCAGCACGCGAGTCAGTTGGCGGTTTGAGCGCAGAACTTTCCTTATGCTCTCCCTCGCCAAGCCCCGCTTCCGCATGATCTATTTCCTTTTTTATATTATTACTTTCAGTATAATATATTCGGTTTCCTTTCTCGTTTGCGTTCAATGCGTTAACCGAATTTTCCGGGTCATTTCGGTTACCGACCTCACCGGTTTCGGTTACCGACCTGACATCGTCACGGTTACCGATCTCGGCTTCATTGTCAGAAAAATCGGTAACAGCCTCGGTTACTGATTTTCTCGAATGATCGGTAACAACCTCGGTTACCGATTTCAGCGGCTTTGCAGGCGCGTGCGTCCGACCATCACCCCGAAAAGCATCATGATCGGCTTCGCTATAGATGACGCGATAGACGCGCAACCGACCATCGCCGCCTTGCTGTGAGGCGTCGAGATAGTCTCGCTCAATCAATTTGGTGATCGAACGCGCCGTTGATTTGTAATGAGCGCCCGCCAATGAAGCGATGCGCTTGTGGCTGGCGAAGCATCCGCGCCGGTTCTTGTTGAAGCCATCATGGGCCGCAATAATCGCCAGCACGCGCAAATCTAGCGCCGTGAGCTCGCCATCCGCGACTGCCCGGAAGGGCAAACCGCCAAAACGTGGTTTGTCGCTCATGTCGCCACCTCGACAGCTGCAATTTCGTCGAGAATTTCAATGCCAGTGCATACGAGGTCGCCCAAACGACCATAGGAATGCCCCATAACCGTTTCGAAAGCTCGGCGATTAAGTGTCGATGCAGAAAGCGCGGTATAGAGGTGTACTGCTGATCTGACAGCAACCTCGAACTTCTCACGCTTTTTGGGCGCATTACAAAAATGACGGCGTGGCGTGTATTCCGAATCAGTCACCAAAAAGATGACACGGTCCAGTTTATCAATGATATTTCGGCATTGCTCGACCGCCTCAAATGAGGCTAGTAATTCGTTGACCGAAATTTCGGTCAAATCGCGATTTTCAAATGTTGCAGTATTGGAAGCGGCGGCTGGTCCCGCTGCTTCCAAATATGTCCGCCATTTCCGGCGAACACGTTCCGCAGATAAGTCGCCGCCCACGGATGGCGGGTTTTTTCCTGAGCCTTGGACTGGCTCGCAATTGGCGCGCACTTGTAGCTATCTCCTTGTTTTTAGTGCGCGCAGTTGCTGCCAATTGCTCTGCTAACTATTTGTCTTTGCACGGTTTATCATGCGTTGACATGGTAGGGGTCGTGAGTTCGAATCTCATCGCCCGCTCCAGTTTTTCTTCATTTTTAATATTCGCCCCCGAAACGACAGTTTTTCACCCTAAAGGCGCCATTGGGCAAACCACGCATTAACTAATCAAGAGTACGAATGATAGGCGATGACATCGCCAACGCCTCATTCCAAACCCGCGCCCCACAAGGCGCGTAACCGCTTCCTGTCGAGATATCGGGGACGGCTGGCGCATGATGGTTTGAACCCGTTAACCGCAGAATTCTCCAGCCGCGAAACCGAAGCAAAATTTCAGCGCTATCTGGTCAAACATCATTTGCCAAAAGAGCGGATGATCAATTTCGCCGGCGTCATCCTCTATTTCGCCTATGGCCTGATCGACATTTTGACCATCAAGGAAAATCTCGGCATTTTATTATTTTTCCGCTGGGCGGTTATCGTGCCGCTCTCAATGGCGCTTGTTTCACTGACTTTCTTTGACCGGTTTAAGCCCTTCTTCGGCGTGATCACGGCTTCAGTCATGTTCATCTTCGCCAACCTCATCGTGGCGATGATTGTTATGATGCAGGCGACTGATGCGCCGCCCTATTTGATTGGCGTCTTTTTCGTTTTTGTTTTTTGTTCGTGCGTGCAGCGCATGCCATTTCGTGTCGCGGCCGCAGTGTTTTTACTGACCGCCA